AATTTAAAGTACAGTGAAGATTATATATCTGATCCTGAGATAAGGGGTAAGTTAAGTTCTGAAGCTATGGGGTTAAATATGCAAGAATTATATCTCATTCCCTACTTAGGTAAGAAAGGTAATGATTTTAAAAGAAAAAATTGTAAAGAAGTTATTGATAAAATTAACAAGGTTATAAGACAGTATAAACATGATATGTGGGAAGAAGATAAAAAACAAGGCATTAAATATAATGAAATGACTAATTATTTTGTCGAACCTATTAATGAAGAATTTGCTCAAATCATGGAAAAATTTCTGGGTCAAGAATTAAAAGATATGAACACAAAAGGAAACGCATAATGATTACAGAACAACAAGTACAGACTGCTCTTGATTGGATGATTACCAATGAAGATGAAATGGCTAAAAGAAAAGCTGACTACCATGACTTAGATCGTTTTAGTAAAACAATTAAAGCAGAACTTATGTCTAAGGTTAGTAGTAATATGAGTGTCAGTGCCAGAGAAATAGAAGCTCTAGCCAACGAAGAATACAAAACACATTTAGATAACTTACGAGAAGCAGAACAAAGATTTCTTCAATACGAATATAAGATGGATCACAACAAGATGATCTGTCAGTTGTGGCAAACTATAAGTGCCAACAAAAGAACATCAATCTAATTTGTGGAAAATATTGAACCGTCATTCAATCTGTCTGGCGACAGTTTGTTGTGGGTTAGTGTTATTATGCAATGCATACATGATGCAAAGTTAGATTTTAACGATACCCAAATACATTATTCACCTAAGAAAAAAGGTCAGAACAAATATGACATTACTGATAATCATGGTTATAAATTATCACAAACACGATTAAAAGATTACCACAACTGTTTAGATGCTAGGCTATGGTTTGAGAAACAAGATGAAGATTTTAAAATAGTATGTGCATTGGCTAACTTACATGGTGACTTTGTTTATAGACTCTACCAAGAAGTTTTAGCAAATGATAAGATTGATCCAACAGAAATGCTAAAAAGGTTTATGCGTTAGTTAAGTAACGGATTGCCTTGTGATACTTTCATTTCATTAATCATTGATTCTAAATATTCTAAAGCTGCTCCATTAATTTTAATGTCAGCCTTCAAAGACTCAATAGATGTATATACTTTAGTTAAATCTACTGTTTTATTTACAGTAAACTTTTTCTTTTCGATAGCGTCTAGTCTTTGGTTAAACGTACCCCAGGTGTAAAATCCACCACCTATTGTACAGACCAAAGTTATCAATAGTCCTACCTTTTGTAATTTTTCAATCATTGTCTTGCCTCTAATAATGCTTTTAATTTAAAATATGCTTGGTTAGTTTTGTCTTTAGCAATATTAACCTTAATATTGTGTTGTGCTATAGGATCAATAGAACCTAAAGATACTTGATCGCTGTATATGTTTTTGCTGTAACCAGCCAATACGATCTGATTAAAGAACGCAGGATTGCCATCAGCTAATTGTCTATTGTCAAAGATAGCATTGTTCATAGTAGCGTAACTAGATATATCTACTTGGTTAGATACCATAGCTCGACTAACTAATTCATTAACTACCACTAAGGTAGCTTCAATCTTTTCTATTTGGCTTTGTACTTTGCCATCAATATATTTTTCAACTGCGACTACATCAACAGATACTTCTGGTGTTTCTTCAGTTACTTCAGGTTCTTCTGCAGCAACTATATCTTCCTCCATTGGTTCGTCAGTAGGTTCTGGTCGTTCTTCTTCAACTTCTGCCTCGACAACTTCTTCTTGTTTTGGACTATCTGTTTCTTGAATTGGTTGCTCTGCAATAACTTCTTCGCTACTGGGTTGCTCTTCAACTGGTTCATCAACTTGCTCCACCACTGCAATAGGATCGGCCTCTGGTTCTGGAGCTGCGGGTTCAGGTGCAGTTGTTGTTTCCACAACTGGGATAGGATCGTATGCATCAGTAATTTCTTTTGTGTTAAATTCTTCTTCAGGAATGTCTGGTTCTGGTTCAGGCATAGGTATGTTAACTGGTATAGAAGCCACGATAAATACAGGCTCATCTATTTCTATTTCTTCAGGCTCCCATGTATAATCAGGTACATCTATAACTATCTCTATTTTTGGTTGTTCAATGTCTACAATTATATCTACCAGATCATCTTCAATATCTACAATTACATCAGCTATATCTTCTACTGCTTGAGGACAAGTGTTAGGTGTACGTTCCCAACAATAAGTGATTGCACTAGAGCTACTGCTTGTAGTAGTACCATAGGTAAGACTCAATGCAGGATTCTTAATATCTGCAGCTCTGTGTCCACTAGTTATCTCATGTGTAAAATCAAATCTAACTTTAACAGAACCATTGGTACTAGTGTTAGCACCGATACTCATTATATCTTCGTAGTTAGTATAGGCAGTAGTAGCATTACTTGAGATTGTTCTAGTTTGTGTAGTCGTCTCATCAGCATCATTAGTATATGACTGACTCATTATTACAGACTGTTGATTCTTATTCCAAAACCAAATGTCAGCAGCTAACTTAGATGTAAAGCCTTCAGATAAACTATTACTTAAACCACCATCTGCTTGATATATTTTTGTTTCTACATACTTACCATGTACACCTGCAATAGTTCCATTGCCATGTCTAGTTGACTGATTAGTTCCAAACCAAGTACCATCAGTAAAGTCCTGGCTAATTAGATTACCAGTAGTAGTGTAGCTAGTATTGTATGTAACTGTGGTAGTAGTCTTGTCACCTGGATTAGGTAGGTTCTCTGTAATTGTAACTACGTCTGCGTTACTCGTTACCGAGTTTAATAGTACCACCAGAATAATTAATAACCTGACTATCATCTATATCCTTTAATATTTCATTATCTATTTGTTCTGTAATGCGTAGAGTCTTAACATACTCCTCATAGTCTGGTCTTAGCTTACCATACTTTTCCCATTCAGTTTTTGCTTCACTACCAATTTTTGAATTGTAAGGACAGTAAGTACCTGCCATGTGCATTGCACTAAACACTCTTGAGTCTTGACACATAATAGCAATCGCAGCAACTTTCATGTTCATGTCATGCAGAGCTTTAGCTAGTTTAAGTCTTTCACAATTTAAATCACGCTTCGTCATACCAAGACTAGCACCAAACGAAAAAGTTTGACCACCAGCAGATATACCTACAGTACATAAGTCTTGCGACATACTAGATATAGCAGGAGCTGATGCACTAGGTACTACTCTGGAATCACCAGTGTATGCATTAGTTGTATTAGTTGTATTGGTATTGCTACTTGATCCTGTGCTATAGGTAGTGCTAGCAGAAGATGAGTAGCCTCCTGTTATGGCTGTATTTGAGCCACTAGAATTTACCTGATCATTGTCAGTTGCACCAGAACTAGTAACATCTGCTATTGCAGAATCCATTAATGCACTAAAAGCCCACAACATACCTACTGTGATAACTACAGCTATACCTATACTTCTCATCATACTTCTTCTCCATATCTGCTCTCGCAGTAAAATTCAAAACCTGTCATCTCATCAACGTAGTCAATAAGGTGTGGAGCTAACAACTCAACCTTATGGTCGGTAATAAATTCCCAACACGCCCAAGTATCGTTAAATGATTTTAATTTATATTCTCTAGTAAGTTGTTCTCCACCACTAAATGTCAGCATGATGGTTATAACAAAGAACATCATTTTTTAACTAATGATCCACCAAAGTATAAACCAATAATAGCTGATACAAGGTTAGTATCTAATGGGGTTATGACGATACCTCTATGTGCCATAGGTACCCACTTCATAATTTCTTTACCTTCTAAAAATAAGAAGCCAGGTTTAAATTCTGTGTAACCTACAATCACTTGTGCTTGTGGGTCTATTAAGGGAAGTATCTTTGGTAAGACTACAATCGAGAATACTGCTGTTAAAGCAATAATACGTCTAGTCCACTGGAAGCCTACGTTTTCGTATTCACGTGCTTCTTTAAATATCTCTGCTTGTTTATCAGCTCTTGCCAATAACATTTTTTGTTCAGATTGTTTGGCTTTAATAGATTGCGACCATACAGTCATCAATCCACCAAGCATGGTACTACCCAGCATGGTAATCATTTCAAATGGCATTAGTGCCTCCTATTTAATTGTATATCCTGTCGGCTGGGTCGATAAGTTGGGAGTCTTGTCAGGTTGATTACCTGAAAGAATATCTTCTATGTTTTTATTTATGTACCAAATTACTGAACCTATAATACTATCTCTAGTAAAAGTGTCCGAAATATCTTTTAGTGGACAGCCATACTGTAATAGTAATGATACTGCCTTACTAGAACTGCGAAGTTCTCTATCTAATGTAGACTCTGACTTTTTAGTTTTAATCCATACAGCTACAGGTAAAATTCCATTTTCATCAAATACGTAATCAAGTATGGCATTGAGAGGATTGTCGTCTACTGTAATTCTCACATTATGTGAGTACATTCTGTTTGGTGTTTGAAATCTTGCCACTTCAGTCATTTTCTAATTCTATCAACATTTGCAATACGTGTATTGCTTTGTTGAGGTTTTCAATTCGAGAGCCTTTTTTTCTAATGATATACTGAATAGCATCGCCTTCAGCTTTACCTATTTTATTCTTTATAAAAAATTCCATAGGTTGAATCTTGAAGTCTAAGTAATGTTCACCACCAACTTGTTCATAAAACGAACTCATGGACAGACTTTATTCCATTTACCACCCTTTGACAAGACCATTGGTAACAATTTTGGTAAACCATCTATGATGATACCACAACTAATAATAGGTCGAGACTTTTGGGTTTTGCAATACTCGAAAGCTAGTGACTTAGCATCTATAAGACAGCCTACTTGCATACCCCAGTTTAAATTATTAGGGTTTCCCCAGTACTGTATGGAGCAAGAACTATGATAGTGGCCTTGCACTGTTGGACAACCATATTGCTGTGCTACCTTTAACACGTTAGCTGACTTGCCATGACAGAAGTAAACCTCTTGACCATTGGACATGGTGATAAGGAGATCATCGTGCCACTTCCAACCAGTCCCTACTTGTAAGAACTCATTATAAGACTTCATGGCAGCTCTTGGCAAACCACTAGCCTTCTGTCTACGATAGACTAACGAACCATGATTACTGTCCATCAGATCTACTTTAGGAAACAGTTTTTCCATTTCATGTATGGTAGGTAGTGAGGCTTGATGTTCGGCACCTGCACTGTATAAATCAGGATCACTGTCGTGAAAACTTATGGCATGAGAATCAACTTCATCACCAATGTGTATAACACGATCAGGCTTGTACTTTTTTTTAATAGCAGTAAGAAATGAAATTAAATCTGGATGATGGTAAGGACAGTGTGTATCTGAAATAACTAGTATGACTGAGTTTTTAGACATACCTATTTATACACTACTTTACCCTATATGTGCAATACTAGCTAAATGATCTAATAATCAAGAATAACATCTGGGCAAATACGGTAATGCCAATAGTCCACACTAAAGTCCGTAATTGTCGCATATCTTTTTCGATATGAAATAGATGATTATCCTTGAGGGTATTGAGCTTATTATCCATTAGCTCTAGTTTACCCTCAATGCGGATAATGGCTTCTCTATTCTGACTTTCCGTCATCTTCAGCAAGTTCTTCTTTAGGCAGTTGAGCTTGAAGCTGTCCTGTCCAAAAATTTATTAAGATATCTAGGTCAGCTTTTTGCTCACCAAGTCTAATTAATTTATCAAAGACTCCTCTACCTTTATCAGATAATGTAGTTTGATCGTATTCTTTATCGTTTATTGTAAACATAGTTTCTCCTTTGTTTACTAACTTTTATCAGCTATTAACTTTGCTTTCAAGGCATCTTTTTCTGTAGATGTCCATACTGCTCCAGCGATGTCTTTAATTTTTTGGTTTTTAGCAGATACATCAGTATCTACCCAAGTATTATCATCACCAGTAATTGTACCGCAATCAAATGCTTCTCTTGAAGCACTTTCTGAGATAATTTTATCATCTTCTTTTATTCTTGTTTTGTATTTGATTTGTAATGCGTTGTATTGTCCTACAACTTCTACTTTATCAACTATTATTTCTTTGGTTATTGCCATTGTTTTATTCCTCGTTATTAATTAATTATGCTGCTATCATTGTAAAGCTAACTATCATTTCTGTACTTGTACTAACTTGGTTAGCATTAACACCTGTGTCAGAACCGCTATTATGAGTAGCAATAAATGCTACTGTACTTCCTTCACTAGTAACTCTCATATAATAAGTCTGATTTGGCGTACCACTAAAACTTGATTGTCCTATTGGTGCTGAAGTAAATCTAGCAGCTCCCTCAGCTAAATCTGCAACTGCAAAAGGTAAACTTAGACTAAAGTTGCCAGATGGACTAGATATCGCACTAAATCTAACTTCTCCTTGAACGTGAACAACACGACCAATTTTAGTATAAGCTAAAGTATTATGACTACTATGTACTGTTAGTGACCCTGATGCTACTGTAAAAGTTGGTGTGTATGTACCTTCTTCATAATCATCAAGTAAGTTAGCTGCTGTTGCAGAAGTAACTCCTAAATGAATTCCTTTTCCAGCAGTTCCCATAACAATATTATCATTAAATGTAGCTGTACCAGCAGTTGCCATATCTAAATGTAAAGCTGTAATAGCTGAACTTCCATCAATTCCTTCAAAACTTATATCTTTATTTGCTACTCTATTTTGAAATTTTACATCACTACCACTTGAGGTTATTCTTAGTAATACTGTGTCTGATTCAGCCATTGTCATAACACCATTAACATTTAGTGTGCCACCTAAATCAGTAGCAGTACCGATGTTAACGTGGTTATTACCACCATCAACAAATAGCATATTAGCATTACCATTAGATTCTACTCGGAAGTC